ACTCCGAAGTCTCTTTACCTTCAACGGAATAAAAACTGAACCTTGGCTACCAGTCGTCGTCTCTACGCCTGCGGTCTAAGGGGGACTTGATCAGCCCTTTCTTTATATAATACATGTATATCATATACATTTTGCGACGGCATTCATCTGAACAAGGTTCAGGATCGTAACTCTCCTCACCGCAAACACACTCGTATGTTATACTTTCAGGGGCTGGCATTTATATCATCCTCCATTAGGTCTTTACTAGATACACCGTAATATGTATGTGGGTCACGAGAATAAGAGATGCCATCTTTGTACCCGTCGACAACGTCAGATATCATGCTGTCAACATTGGATTGCCAAATAACGCACATACAGTGTAGTCTAATGCCTTTTTGGTCCGAGCGAAGGGTCAGGACCTCTCGTGGTTCTGTGTTGTTCATGTTGTTTAACGTAAATGTACACGGAAACGGACAAGGGGTCAAGGGCCATTTCGGTGTACCTCCTTATGTCAGGGCTCTAGTATAGGCGAAAAAGAGATGTAAATGGCACGAAGCCCCTTTCAAGGAAACTTTCAGCCGAACCTGAGGCCCACGGTAGTGACGGCCCCGGATGCGCTCGTTTACATCAATGGCGAAACCGACCTCATCGGTTGCGTTCGATGTAAGCGCAAGTTCGACCTCTCGAAGTACGTCACGAGCATTCAGACGAATTTGGACATCGATAGCGTACCTGGGTCTCTGACAATTCAGCTTTCGATTCCTAGGCATGCGCTCGACGACTTCTACTTCGATGGGGTTCCGATTATTTCCCCGATGATGGAGGTAGAGGTTTTCGGTAAAGGGTACTACCTACTAGAAGGTATTCCGCAATACTATCCCATGTTCTGGGGTATCGTGACCGAGGTAGGGGATGCCTATTCGGGTGGGGAGCACACGGTATCTATCAGTTGTGCGGATATTCTCAAGTGGTGGGAAATCTGCCGTATGAACATAAATGCTGCCTTTACTGCGCCCTCTGGGCAGCTGGGTAGGAGCATTCATGGTAACGTACTCTTCGGTACCAATCCATATGACGTCATCTTCTCCCTGTCTCAGATGGCCTTCGGCGACGTTATGCAGGCCACGGGTTCCCTTCGCTCCCTTATCAAGGAGAATGAGCAGAAGCAAACGTTTAACGCGGCCTTGGGCGATATCATGGCCTATTGGACTAGCCGGTTCACCAAGATTCGGTCTAACTTACTCCTCTACGGGGTTCAAGGGGTAGCTATTCGTGGCGATACTTTGAACACTAGGTACCAAAATGGTCAAGCCAAGGGAGTAGCTAACTTTGTGTCTAGCGCTATCCGGGAGGCAAGTGGTGGAGACTCTCAGGTCACCTTTGACCCAGCAGGAGAGGACGTTACGGCCTTCAGGTCATCGATTGACGTCAACATTGAGTTTTGGCAGAATGATTACCAGACTAAGCTTGAGATAGCCAACGCCTGCAAGGAGGCGATAGGCTTCGAGTTCTATATGGACGTTACGGGGGACATTGTCTTCAAGCCTCCTTTCTACAACCTGGATATCCTGAGCAACAAGCCGGTATCTTGGATTCAGGACATTGACGTAATCAACTGGGACTTCACTGAGTCTGAGGCGGAAGTAGTTACGCAGCTGACTCTCCAAGGGTCATACGCCGGTAACGTAGACATAGGCATGCCAGCGGAGGTTACTCCGTATACCAGCGTTGTAGATTACCATCTACTCAGAAAGTATGGCTGGAGGCCACAGACCTATAACTCAGAGTTCATGGGCAAAGACCTACAGCAAATGTTCCAGCATGGGATGGACGTGCTTGACCGCATGAACTCTAGGCGTCATTCCGCCAGCATTACTATACCGTTTCGGCCTGAGCTTAGGTTAGGCTTCCCAGTTTACATTACGGGCAAAGACCAAATGTGGTACGTCAGGGGTATATCCCATAACGTACAGTTCGGTGGTCAAGCTACTACGAACCTAAGCCTTACCGCTCGCCGCGAGAAGTTCAAAGCCCCTCGTGGGATATCGACTCTCAAGGTCAAAGACAAGGGTAAGCGAACCGATAACGGAATAGGCCCGCCTTCTACTAAGACCGTAACCACTTCTTCGTACGAGCTAGATCTAGCGGATGGTGGGGCTTCGGTGCCTAATTCTGGGTTAGATCCTACGGACCCCAAGCTCATTGAGGCGCAGTCTCCGCTTATCCTACGGCACCCCAAGACGGGCAGGATAGTGGGCTACCCTAACGTCGTTATGGTTTACTCCAGACCTTTTGAGCCTTCGGATGGGAAGGAACGAGGGCAGAAAGCCCCGGGCGCAAATACCGCTATCTCCGCCAAGGATAGAGCTAAGATAGCTCAGAAGCAGCGTGAGAACGATGACGCATTTGCCCAGCAATGGGTTGACGAAGCATCAAAGAACTTGCTGAAGTATTCCCATAATCGATATGCCTATGGCTTGACGTCCGCTGGCGTCTATGTCTACGCACATGATAGGGACAAGTACATCTCTCAAATGGCTTTGCTGCCATCTAAGAACGTCCCGACCGTGCCCCCTTCGGAGTCTAGTACCGTTATCAAAAACCCAACCACTATGATCCGCCCGGTATCGGACGAAAGGGGCTTCGAGGTAATCGGGCATTACCGATATGGGAGAGGCATTTCCCTAAGAGATGGTTCTCTTATCCTGAATAACGGGGGCGTCAATTCTAGGGTAAGTAATCAAGGAGATCTGCAGCTAGCCTTAGCTGGTAATACGGCCGCAATGCTCAACGCCCAATCCCAAGGGCTCACCACAGCGATTGCTGGGGGTCATACGGACCCAGCCTCGGCTTTGACTAAACTGACGCCAGAGGACCTGCAGAGCGCGGGTATCTTGGTTCCCGAAACGGGAAAGGTGGCGTTTACGGATACAGGGACCAATTTCGTAGACTCGGCGCCTTTAGGCTCCCCTGAGCAAAAAGGCGTACCTATCAGTGTAGAAGCTTCCCAATTTTCTAGGGCCCTTACCTTGTCCGAACTGACCGTTAGGTTCGATGGTATGGACGGGTCAGAAGAGTGCGAATGCCAGTTAGGTAGGGCAGATTTGACTTTCATATCCACAGGGTATCAAGTTCGTACGCTAAGGGACTCTTCGCCCACTATTGAGGAACTGATGAGTGAGGGTCAAATCTCGTCATCTTCGGGTATCGCCCCGTTTAACCCTTCTTTGAAGGGTTCCGAGCTCATGAATCGAGTAGAGACCTACTTATTCAACCTTTACAAGACGTTAGACGAGACTCACCAAGCGCATGAGGCCACCCTTCGTGGTTCTCCCGACGGGGAAGTCAGCGGTTCTCAGTCTCAGGGTTTATTCAATCCTGAGGCCACGGTAGTAAGTGGCGTAGCGCCACCCTTCTCGGCTATGAATCGGGCTGCATTAGGAGACCCAATTGCGACCTCTCTCCAAGGCAAGTCCTCTAGAGAGGACATCGTAAGCAAGTTCCGAAGCTTTGGGGATGACCTGAAGAAGAGCACTGAGGCCAAGAAGCTAGGACAGGAGATAGCTAACTTGAAGGGTCGTTTGGACAGGTTAAACCGTCGGCTCCAAGCCCTACAGAATCAAGGCCCGTCTACATTCGGTAATACGGATGACAGGGACGAATTGCTGAGGCAGATCAGCAGCACTGAACAAGATATCAACCATAAGGAGCTTGAGCTAGCTCAGCTCACGTCCTAAACATGAATATACCCTACGGTAAAGTACCCAATAAGGACTTCGCGAGTAATGACAACCCTTTCGAGGGAACGAAGATCGGAATCATTACCCGAGTGGATGAGCACCACCTAAAAGCGGACGTCCGTATTATAAGCGGACCGGAGGAGCGATTTGAGCTAGACCTTACGCAGCCGCTGGCGGGCCCCCGTAGCTTCCTGGGCGGTATTCCTGAAGTCAACTCAATGGTAGTTATTGGGTATAGACGCAGGAAGAAGCAAATTGCAGACGCGGTCATTCTTGGTTACGTTCCCGTAGGCAATCTCATTGGGTTGAAGTTTGACCCTATGGCGGCAATCCCTCCTGGGGAAATTGACCCTGAGGACGTAGCTTCTGCTAAAAAGCTGTTTGGAGGCACGACCCGGTATAAGAGAGTCCAAGGTAAGCCCGGGGACATTATGGGAATGTCCTCCTCTGGCGCGGAAATGCGCCTATCTAAGGACGTATACTTCACGAATAGGGCAGGCGATTCCCTAGAGCTACGTGACGTGGATAGGACGTTAGTTACTCAGGCTTTGTATAGGGTCACTAACGATTCTGCAACCTATTCCTTCTCTGGGGCCATTCGCCGTGGAGCAATGAACCTTCCGGTATCCAACTTTCGGTTGGACAAGAATGGGTTACCTACTAAGGTACTTAAGGACGAGACAGAACGGTACTACGGAAGAGACGAGCTTCAATCTACCGGCATAGCGCCAACCACGTTTTCTAACGCCTCTGGCACGGTCCTTGACAGGATCAACAATGAGACAGAGTTCCCCGCTACCACGTATAGCAATAACCGTCAAGTACATTTTGCAAGCGAAGCCGTTGGCATAGATTTTGAGGACGCCTTGAACGGCGGGACGCTTAGGGCGTTCACTGAACGCCGGATGGAGGTTCGTCATGATACAGACTTACGTACAGAGGTATTGGACGAAATCGATGGCTTCGGAGTAGACCGGCCTAGGGCTTATATTGAGCAGGTCTTTGGGACTACGGTAGGCAATGACGCTTACTCCACGATGGGTCAGCGTCAGTACGCCAGGATACTTAAACCTAAG